TCCATTATAGTTGGTGTACTCTGTGCCAAAGTATCCATCATTGATATGTTGCACAGAAGGAAGTTTCATTCTAATATCAGAAGGCTGAACTCCAAGCCACTCATCATATTTGTGTCCTACACGAAGGGCATTAGGCTCAAGAACATCTTTCACAAATACTTGAACTTGAATTCGTTCTACAATCCCAGGATGAAGATAGTCATACCAGGTGGAACTTTTCGGCTTTGGATCTTCAGGTAGTTCAGGCATCTGTATGCGAAGAGTCATAGAATACTCAATGCTTGTATCAATCCCCTTATCAATACAGAGTTCCTGAATACGCTTACTTTCCCTTGAGGGAAACAGATTCTTTCTGATATTGACAAAGCACTTTCGTATCTCTTCAATATTAGAGCCATCGTAATCATCAATCATAATACATTCTGCTACAGCACCAGCATCTCCAGGCGTTGGAGGTTTCTCTTCAGAAGTTACTGGCTTAGTTGCACGAAGAATCACCTCATCGCGCAACTGGTCGTCGCAAGAAGCAAGGGCGGTAAGAACATCCTCAAAGCCTGTCATATCATCGTCGTCAAGGACTGGAAGAAGGATGTGAAATACAGACTTGCCATCATACCAACGACCTGCCCGTAATAGCATCTGCGTGATTTCTCCCCTTGAATGCTTTGGGTAAGTGACTGCTACAGCATTCGCAATAGGAATATCTACACCCTCACCAAGAACCTTACAATTCACAATAATGGCTCGTTTTGCCTGAGAGAATCTGCGAATAGGCTCCTCCAACTTATCACCACCTTTTACACAGAGAACAAGAGTATCCTTTGTCTTATTTGCGAAGTAAGTCTCAAGTTGCTTTGCCTCATCATTTGTTGCAGCGAATATAATAAGATGATGAAGAATAGGCTCTTCGACACCACGAACCATTTGCGTGGCCTCCCACGACTCAAGGATACAATCAGCCTTACCAAGAATACCAGTTCCCTTCTTTGAAGAATCACGAAGAGACCATAGGCGATAATCAGGCAGTACACCCTTACGAATAAGGTCTCTGATTTTGAGTTCTGCGATTTGTGAGCCAAAGATATTTGTGTCGTCCATTGAAGAATATTCCATATCAAGATTCTCATCATTTCGCACAATGCGTGGGGTAAATGTAAGAGAAAGTCTCTTTACTTGTAGTTCGGTTGCCTTAATCATAAGCCTACGCGTCTTACCTTCACCCTCGTCCTCCTTACCCACAATACCGCCCAAATGATGAGCCTCATCAAGCACAAGAATCTGAGTATTATTCGTAAGAATATCAACAAGTAGATTTGATGACATATAGGTAGTGATTACACAATATGTATCCTGTTGCATAAATGTCCGAATATCATCTTGGTTTGTAGTTCCATTGTTAGAAGAACCCATAATAAGAATCTGCTTCCTTGTAAATACGCTCTCAGTAATAAGTGTAGAAGCCCATTGACCCTGAATCTGATTGGAAGGACAGCAGATAATCACCTTTTTTAGCCCCTTGATTCCCTTACAAGTCATTAGTGTCTTTCCAGATCCACAGGGAGCAATAACGAATCCGGCAAATAACAGGACATTTAGAATGAATTGTTGAATAGCCTGAATAACTGGCTCTTGAATCTGATTTAGAACCTCATTCCGCTTAGTCATACTGCGAAGAAAGTTTGTATTCTTAGCGTGTTGCTTACGCAACTGGCGCGAAAGACGCTTCAGGGGAGCGATTTCAGAAGGGGGAACTTCACGCTTTACCCAAGGCATTGTCTTCATAAACTCTCTAACAATCTCCAATGGCGAATGCCCCTTGAAATCAAACCACTCAGAATCACCTGGAATGCTACGCATCATACGCCACTTGATAAATTGATTATGAAGAATGTCTTCATAATGAAACAAATCATCTCTTGTTAGTGCATCTGTTTCCCATACCGCATCATAGTCAATATCGTGAGAATGAGGCGTTAGACCTGGGGGACAACTTGTCTTATAAGTGCTTCTACGCACATAAAGGTCCTCTGTCATACCGAGTTTTACGATATACAGAAGCCTATAGAAGGCAGATGTAGCAAGGTATAGGAACATTTGGTTTGGAGTTGCGGTAGTAGCCGATTCAGCCTTCAATTTTTAAGTGCCCGTTTTTAATGTTCAAGGGTCTAATAGTAAAGGCCCTAAATTTGATAAGTTATAAATTCTACTTTATAACTATGCAGCGGCCCTGCCTTATTACCGATGATGAAGAGATCCTCGAGACACGAAAAATAGATCTTGGTTATCGCCAGTGGAAACCGGATGTTCTCGAGAACAAGAAGCCCTTCGACACCTTCTATGTGAACACCCACCACAGCAAAGAGACAAAGTTTCAATTCCGAACAAGGGGCTCTTCAAAAGTAAAAGAGTCCCTCTCTTCCATGGTTCGTGGGATCTTAGACAAACCGATTATATCTAAAGAAGTTATTCCCCCACAAACAGATGGCCTCGTCCACCGGTGATATAACAACACTTCTTGATATAACGCCCCGAGATCGCCAAGACAATGATTTTTTCCCGCTCACTACACAAGATACATGGTTTACACGAGATCCTGATCGCCGCCATATCCCCGCGACACCCTTTGTCGCCGACTTTCCTTTTCGAGGCCCCGCCTCCTTTGGTCAACGATTCACATTTGATCTCGGCTCAATGCCGTGTGGAGATCTTATGTTCGGTGCCGCCCTCCAGATTCGCCTTTCACACTGGCTCGATAGGACTACACAACTTCTTGTTGAAAAGGGGTCACTCACCTATAAGAACCCAGAAAGCGCATGGTTCTACTGTAATAGTCTTGGTACGGCTATTATAGAGAAGGCTGAACTTGAAATTAATGGAAGCACCGTTGAAGAGATCGACGGGGATTTCATTAATACATTTTCCACATTGTTTGCGGATCTAAATAGCCAGGTGGGAATTGCAACGGATCATCTTGGACGTGTTTCTATTGCACGCCTTCTTGGATGGAATCCCGCGAGGCTATATCCGGTTGAAGACGGTGTAATTCATTGTATTCTCCCCTTCTTTTTCATGAGAAATCGTCTACGAGAGGCACTGCCTATGATTGCAATTGCAGAGGGGTCTGTGAAAATCCATGTTGTCCTACGACCCTTCGGCGAGTGCTTACGGCAGGCAAGGGGGTACAGAGATGACTGTACGAGCACTCCCCTCAGCAAAGCCATCACATTTCAGAAGACTGCTTTTCTTCCTGCAACTCTGTATGAGACGATCACCACTGTGAAGGAGATCCCCCAGTTTCAAGATGTCCGCCTCCTTACCTTTGGGTCTCTTCTCAATGGAAAGATCCGCGAGTCCATGCTGCGTAACCCCTTTGAGATTCTTCACCGGCATGTGCAAACGTTCACATTTGCCGAACCTCTAAAATATGTGGTTGCAAAGAACACCACATCGGATACAGTAAAAATACAGCTTCCACTGGAAGCCAATCATCCCCTAGAAGAAATCATCTGGTTTATTCGCAGAACAGATGTTGCTACAAACAACGAGTGGACTAACTATAGTAGTGTTCTTGAAAAGGACTATGATACAACCTTCAATCCTCTAGCTCCTCTTCTAGTGTCTGCGGCCATTCAAGTAAATGGTATCACTGTGTGTGATGCAGAAGAGATCTATTATCGTGATCTAATCGCTAGGCACCATCGCGGAGGGGTTGTCCCGTTCAGATCCTTCATTTATGGATACCCCTTTGCCCGGCACCCTGGAGAGCACCAGCCGAGCGGAACCCTCAATGCAAGCCGTTTACAGAATCTCCGTCTTGTTCTTGAGGTAAAAAATCCAGGAGTTGCTTGGGAAGTGAAAGTCTTCTGTTGCGCGCTTAATTGGCTACGGTTTCAAAATGGTATAGCCAATCCGGTTTTCCAGAATTAATCTTTGTATAAAGTAGTATGTATTTTCTCGCTACACTCCTCTTCGTTCTCTTGTCCCCGGGTCTCTTATTAACTCTTCCTGCCGTTGGAAAGAGTGTCTTCGCGTCTGGAAAGACCTCGACCGTTGCTATCCTGGTTCACGCCCTTGTGTTCTACCTGGTCCTCAACTTCAAGGAGTACATCCCGATCCTCAACATGGTCGAGGGATTTCAGATGGATGTCCAGACGGCTACGATGGCGGTGTCGAAGGCGGAAACAGACCTCGCGAAGGCGAAGGCGGATCTGATGGCGGCGACTGCGGCCAAGACTGCGGCCAAGACTGCGGCTAGCGCACCCTCTATGCCGCCTGCTGGTATGCCGCCCACAGTCTAAGGAATCAAGTATATCCTCTCCTAAATGAGAGTATTCCTCGGCGCAATTACTAAAAATCTCGGTGATAGGTTTAGTCTTTTTAAACCTTTCACAGAGCTTCTATTGTCGCAGCTTCCCACGCTAGAGGTGTTCATCTATGAAAATAACAGCACAGATTCCACTCCCGAGAATCTTCGTAGCTGGGCGAAGTCGAATCCGCGAGTTCATGTCGCAACGGAGCACTATCCACCCGAGTTCTTCTTGGAAAGGGGGAAGGCACGTACCTACGACAATCTCCCCTGTCGCCTTGAGGTTCACGCCTTCTGTCGCAATAAGATGCTGGAAATGATGGAGGCGGCGGGAGAAAGCGATCTTACTATCGTAATGGACCCTGATATTCCCACCCTCTGGTCTACAGATGTTCTTGTACATCTCTGCTCCTCCTTTCCCGAAGGTGCCGATGCTCTCTTTGCAAACGGGCTTGCCGCAAATGGTCGTTACTACGATGCCTATACGTATTTTGATGAAAAATTTCCCTTTGGTATGGAGCTCGTTGCAGAAGAGAAAGTGTTATCTGATAAATACCTAGCGATCTCTGTACACATTCCACCCGACTCTCCTCCCCGTCGTGTCTTCAACGCATTTGGTGGACTCGCGATCTATCGCTCGGCTCATATTCGCGGTCTCCGTTACAGTGGTGTTGTTACACCCGATCTTCACCTCATGAATCTGCAGCTATGCCAAGCGTTTCCAGAAAATCCCTATGTACTCGCCGCGAAGGAGACGCCGACCACACACTGGGAGGGTGCGTCCGTTGGCATGTATATGTTCGATAAGGAACTCTTTTATCGTAACAACAGTGGATATAATTATCCTGTTGTTTGCGAGCACGTACCCTTTCACGCGTCCATGGCGGTTCGCGGCCATGGACGTTTTTTCATCATTCCCCAGCTTCTCTACCTATCAGATCATTAATAAGGTAACAACCAATGTTTATTCTTCCTCATCCGCACCTGTTTAGAGGGCCCCACTAACCAGTTATAGTGAAGTATTAGAAAGTCGGGAGGAGGCGGATCGGAAAGACGCCCGTTCGGATACAAGTTGCGAGGAAGTGTTGTACAGGGTACTGCAAGCTCACGCAGCTTATTGTTCACCCACCTCTGATCTTCGGGTGCAGTAAGCCATTCAGACTTTTTATTCATTTTGAAAATGCCCCCATCGTGTCCATGCTTCCATGCAATAATCCCTGTGCACATGTTTGTACAAGGACTCTTGCATCCTTCCCTCTCATACTCGTCGCACTGAAACAGAAGAGATGATTCCTCTAGTCTGGTCAAAATATCTGGGAGGAAATCCGACCCAACAAAGATATCTCCATCGAGATACATACATCGTTTAATACTCTCCGTTTTTGCAAAGGTATCAAGAAGATTAAGCTTCACTAGATTGATTTCTTGAAACGCCTTGGATCCAAACAGAATCATCGAGGGAAGGCTATCGCGCTGTGCTTCTTTATAGAGAATAGCTGGAATACCTTCGCCGATGAAGTAGCGATAGCATTGGCGATCTGCACAGACAATACAGAGTGTCCAGGGCACTTTCAGTGCTTGAAGACGGCGAACAAGATTCAGGGTGTAGAACTTGTATCCATTTGTTGTAAGTGTCCAGACAAGTGTTTCATTATATAGAAACTTGGTTACGTCCATTTACTTCTAGCAGTTATGCTAAAAGCTGCGTTTAAACGGAACTTCTTAGCAAAGAGTAATGGTGGCATCCCTCCTCCGAATTCTCCATAGTGGAGTTCAAAATTCTCGACTTCTTCCTCCATCGGGATCGCCTCATATTGAAATGTTCTTGAAGGTGTTTCTTCGATGTGGACGATTTACCACCCAATTTTCCCGAATTGATTTCAATACACGGCCCACACTTGGTGCTGCCGCTACCCTCACACTTCCCAGAAAAGCCCATATGATTTCTCGGCTTTTTCTCGTCACAACGATGCCGGATATCAAGACACCCCAGGTCGCGGCCCGCGCGTTCTGCACCTCGAAGAGCCTAGGATTTGTTGGTCCTACGATCGGGTGGACAAACTCTCTTGGTCATGCACTGATCACCGAGGCGTCTATTGATATCGGGGGAACACGCTGTGAACGTCTGGATGGGAGGCTTCTTGAGGTACTCGATGAGTTTTACACTCCATTAGAGAAGACGAGTCTTACGAGTAAAATATTAAAACGGGTTGAAAACGGATTTGTCCCAGGATGTATTGGTGGCCCTCTGGATACCGGTCTAGCGGTAGAAACAACAACAATTACACCACTTCCGTTTTGGTTCTCCTGTGGTGATGCTGGGGCTTTTCTCCCAATTGATGCGATTCAGACAGATTCCGTTGTTCTCCGTGTAAACTTTGCACCACTGGCGAATCTCTATGTATCCACGCAGGGCAAAAGACTTTCAAGTCCGGGTGCAAGTGTTGCGGGCGATGCCTATGCACCCTTGCTGAGCGCACCATTTTACTACAGTAATTCGGCCGGTTCCTCCGTATATGGTCTTTCTGGGACTGTGAGCGCTATTCCAGGAATTACGATCCCATCGGCGCTCCCACTTGGCGATACGTATGTCGTTGCAGAGTACGTATATTTAGAGAAACCCGAGGCGTATCGTTTCCGTATTGCAGATATTCATATTGCTGTTCCTCAGCACTATCCAATCGACCCGGTCGACACAGAAAGACTTCCTCGGATTCAGATTCCTCTCAAGATACCCAACCCGACACGCAATCTCTTCTTCATGGCTCAGAGATACGAGGCTGCTCGATACAATGCACCGTTTCTGGCAACACGAGACTTATCGGGAGTTGGGACAGGTGTTCCTTGGTGGCCAGATGCACAGGGACTGACTCCATACGGTATTGCCGATCTGTCTCCGGGCTTTAGTACTCGTGAGTCTGAACCATTTACAAGTATACGCCTAGTGTACGAGGGAAAGCTCGTGAGATACTGGACAGATTCACCAAGCATTTTTCGGTCCCTAATTCCGTCTCTTGAGATGAAAAAGAGCCCATGGGTGAATCGGTATTATTATTCGCTTGGATTTGGATTTCAACACGGATTACTTCCTCCTTCGGTTCCAAGTGGAGAAGCAAACCTTGATAAGATGACGACAATTGATTTACAACTTGATCTTCACCCGAATAAAGGAACGGTGAATCCAAACGATGTGCCGCGGTACTTCATCTATGTCTGGGCAGAGACCTACAATATCCTCCGGATCTACGGAGGTCGCGCAGGTTTTCTGTTCGGTTATTAGAACCATGTCTGTTACTGTTATTTCTCTTGGAGAGTCGGATTCGATGAGCCAGGAGCTTACGCGCCTTGGACTGAAGGGACCGCACTCTTTATTCGAGGGTGTTGTTTCAAATGAATTCAAGGATGTGCTCACTGTGCTGAAGCTGGTTGTGGAGGGCCAGGATATCCCTGTTACGCGGCGCTACGAATTTCCTGGAAATAACTTCCTCGCCGATACAGAGATCCGCACGTGCTTATACGAGGATGTTGATCTCTTCTCACTCGTGAAGGCACGTGCTGCACAGCTCAAGGCGGATCTAACAAGCGGAAACCGCGTCGTGTTCGTTCGCGAAGATACTCCTGATACGATCACGAACGCAGATGTTGATGTATTCGTTGGCCTTGTAAAGAAGATCTCCCCTGCGTGCATTTTCAAGCTGGTTATTTTCTCTCGCTCAGATGATCATAATGATGTAGTTGATGATCGTATTTTTCACGTGAAGTTCAACCCTGATACAAATAAGCAGGTGATTCTGGGTTGCTTCGAGGCTACACCTTCTGTTGTTGTGGAGGCTACACCTGCTGTTGTGGAGGCTACACCTGCTGTTGTGGAGGCTACACCTTCTGTTGTGGAGGCTACACCTTCTGTTGTGGAGGCTACACCTGCTATTGTTGTGGAGGCACCTGCTGTTGTCGAGGCTACACCTGCTGTTGTCGAGGCTGCACCTGCTGTTGTGGAGGCACCTGCGGAGACCACTGCCTAAATTAACTTAGCAATTAGCTCGATGCCCTTCTCATACGCAAAGCGTTCGCCTAGAACAGACCCTGTTTCTTTATTTCCTACCACAATCTGAAAAATAATAACCTTATTTTTTATTTTCTTTATAGAATAAACAATAAGAAGAGCATTTCTCTTTTCATATGGGCTCAATTGAGCCATCCATTCTTTAGGCGTATCAAACACCTCTTTCATTATAGAGACTGCACGAGATCCGTGCACTGTATCGAGAACCTTGCATTTCTTGTCATCCTGAATAGTTTTTAAATATTCTTCTGACCACTTCATCTACTGTATAGTCCGTTTAAAAGCGGTTATCTTGAATCTAACCGGTAATAAATGCCAACAACAATCATCATACTGGGTGAGGGTTGTAATATAAGTTATGAAATGGAACGTCTTTCATTAAAGGGCCCTAGTTCAGTCTTTGAATGGCATTTATCAACTTATTTTAAGGATGTACTGACTATCCTTGAAATGATTCTTAATCAAGAAGATATCCCTGCAAGAAGAGATGATACAATGCCAGGAAATAATTACTTAGCCGACACCCGTATTCGTAGCGCTCATTACGAATACGCCGATTATAATGAAATTATTGCGCGCAGGGCCAAGCGCTTGCGTGCCGATCTTATGAGTGGACATAACATTCTTTTTATTCGAGAGGAAGCACCTCAGTTGATCACCCATGAAGATGTAGATACATTCTCAAATCTGATCCTAACCTTTAATCCTGCATGTAAATTTAAACTACTTCTCTTTTCTCAACCTGGCCAGTTTGAGCGAATTGTACACAAGAATCTGATTCATGTAGAGTTTAACAAGGATACCAATAGGAGTTGGATTGATATCTGTTTTGATGAACCCCCTCCTGCCATAGGACAAAAAGCGGTCGACACCAATTAATTTGCATACCGAAGAGAGCCTCGCCCCTTCTCCACTTCATACATCGCCCATGAATCAACAACGACCTTCAGTTGTGTAGAGTTCTCTCCCGGATCCGTAAGATTTACATAGAGTGTTGGGCGATCTGCTGTTGAAAAGTTCAGAGTTCCATCGGGCTGCTTTGCAGCTTGCCTCGCCCCACGAAGATCACCGAGGCCCCAGTTCATCACACCCAGTCCTCCGCCAGGATCTCGCTCTTCCTTTGCAAGCATCTGTAATTGATTCCAGATCATCGGGGAGAATTCTGTTTCACGATCACGACCTGCAATGTAGAGTGCAATTGTGTTATAGAATTCACCAGTACCGACTGGATTTAGATACCGACTATACTGGTTTGCATTCAGCGCGCTCTGTGTTGTAAACCAGAAAAGGAGGCGAGAGGCCGGGTGAGTTGCATCTATGGTGCGTGTACATGAGGCAATCGCTTGTTTTGTTAGCGGATCATAGTCTTTCGGGCCAAATGTAAAAGTGTTTTCATAAATGCGTGAAAACGGAATCTCAAGTTTGGATTTCTTGAGTTTTCCCTGTGTTTCATGGTCCACATAGATATGCCTTGTTTCAAGTTGTATTGTTGGAGGACCAATCTCTGTACGCGTGAGTGTTGAAAAAGAGACAGGGCTACTTGCCTTGCTGGTTTGTATCCTGAAATCCTTGCGATCCCATGGAACCGGCTTTGCTCTACCGTCGCTTGCCTCGATAAGATCCTCAAGTTTCCGGAGTGTGATGCGAAGTTTGTAGGTTTGTGAGCGTATCCCAAAGGAAGGAAATCCTCCATCATCTGGATGCTGGCACCCTACGACAGGAAGTTGAAGACGGAGACGCCCGGGTACCGCTGAGCGCGAAATCTCCAGGGACGATCCTTGATGGGTATTTGTTCTAGCAAAATCAAGAAATGCAGTATTTAAGCTTCCACGCGACCGGTTCGCAGCAAAAAGAGCATCTCCGCTGAATTCCTGGAGAAGAATCTGATCCTGGTAGATCTGAATGTTCTTGAAAAGGAAATATGCGATGCCGCTCGTATATCCATAGGAAACACCTGCTGAATCTGTGCAGATTGACTTGGGAATAGAGGCCAAATAATTTGAGGGTATCCATGAAGGAAGATCAATCACGAGGGTTGGATCTATGAATAGGTCCCCTGCAATTTCAAACTCGAATTCGGAACTTCTCCCAAAGTCGGATGCATTAAGCGGGGGGATTCGTCGGACTTCATGTAGAGTGGCGGGTGTGAATTTATACCGAGTATCAAAGGGTGATACGGATTTAAATTCGTCTTGAAAGAAGAAAACATCTTTATTTCCACGGGAAACTAGTTCATATAAGGCTCCTTCTTGTGTTACGCCCGAGCGAAGGCTCCCCATTCTATCAAGTCTGCGGGTTTCTCTTTAACACCGTAAAATAGAAGGTAATACTAGATGAACGCTACCGAACGAAAGGAAGAAGAGGAAAATTATGAGGTTGGTGATCGATTCTCGCTGCCTCTAGAGAAGACTGGTTTGGATTCGGGGTATAGCGAGTATTCTAATAATAACGCTTCCTACACTGGCTCGAATAGCGAGTATTCTAATAATAACGCTCCCTACACTGGCTCGAATAGCGAGTATTCTAATAATAACGCTGCCCTAACGGAGCCTGAAACGGTTGGATCCGAAGTCGCCTTACTCGGAGAGGATGTTCAGCGTTATACGGACGACGAGACGTTTATCCAGGATACTCTTATGCCGATCATGCGGGGCTATTTCCCTACAGATCCCTCTGAGAATGGGGAGAAGAATATCCTCATGGGTGTTCTCAAACATGATGCAATTGTTATCGTAAAGGTGAAGCAGCTCATGGAGGAGGGTACGGATAACAATGAGGACTTTGTTGAAAGGATTGAGGAGTATACGGACGACGAATATATGGACAAGGAAACAATTGAGGATACCCTAGAACTCACGCTCAAGTATGTAACTGGAATCAAGTCATCTATTGATACCTATGTCGAGTATGAGTTCTTCTGTTCTTCTATCCCTGGATACAAGCAGTTCGTAGAGGAAATGCTGCAATACCGCGTTGTGATGCGGCTGAATCGCCATGTGTTTTACAAGGAACTCTATGGATATCTCCAGAAGGAGGTCTTTGATAATTATGATTTCAACACGGCGATCTTTGATTTTGATAGTGAAGTGAACGAGTTCGTGAAGGAGAATAAGAGACAAGGGCGTAATAAGAAGGTAAATAAGAAGCCTAATACCGGAATGGGGGTGCCGCTTACGGCGAATAATTACACGGCCCTTCCCGAAGAAGAGGCAGCTACGGGCATTATTAATGCAAATAAGATAAACACGAGTCGCGTGGGTAGCTCAATCTTTGGCACTGCGAATGCTACTGCTACTACCAGCAATGGAACTGCTACTACCAGCAATGGAACTGCTACTACCAGCAATGGAACTGCTACTACCAGCAATGGAACTGCTACTACCAGCAATG